TTCTTATGTTGTGTTAGATCTGCTAATTGAGCAACATTCTCTGCAATAGAATTAATACTAACATCGTCCCAATTATTTATATCATCAATAACAGCTTTACCATCTGGATCACTATACAAGTTCTCTACATAAGATTGTTTTTGTATTGTAACATCATCAGGTACATAACTTTTACTTTTATATGTAGTTTCAGAATCAGTATCTAATTCTACAGGATTTACATTTAGTTCTTTTAAATGTTTAGTGATAGCTTGCTTATCACCTTTATGTAAATCAATTAAAAAGTTAATCTTATTATCATCTAGTAATTCATTATCTTTTAAAGTTTTAATGTATTTATTATACTGAGAAATTTCTTTAGTTTTACGAGTATAATTAACACCTTTTTGAGCCAAAGAAACTAATTCATTAACATCATTTAATTCAATTTCTTGTCCATCAGCTTTAAATTTTAATAAATTTTTATATGCTGTTTTATAATCAAATTCATCAACTTCTGGTTCAGTTACTTCTGTTGTTTCTTCTGTAGTATTATCATCAGTAGTTTCTGGTTCAACAACTGCATCAGGTATTGTTTCTGTAGTTTCTTCTGCTGCTATATCTGATTCAATAGCTTCTGGTTCACTATTATCAAATATATCTTTTTTCTCAATTTCTTCATCAATCATAATTTTTCCTATTTTTATTCATTAGAATCATTAAACATATAATTCGTAATCATATCTCTAATCTCTATAATATCCTGTTGTAGTTCTTCACGTTGTGTACTTATACCATTAATTAACAATTTCAATTCAGTTAATGATTCTAATTGTTTTAAGTAAATACCATTCTCAATTTCTGAACCAAATCTTAATTTAGATGTTATTTCAAGTATCTTATCTTTAAATAAATAATTATCAAAAATTGTTTGATAATCTTTATTATTCTTTAATGATATTAAACTATTTACTATTTGTAAATCTTTTTCTTTTTTTGTTAAAGATAATTGTAATTCTTCTAACATATATTAACCTACAGTTTCATTATATTGTATTGCAGCAGCAAGGTCTTTACCATTAACATCTTTATTCATTAATCCTTTAGTAATCTCTAAACTCTGATTACCTTTAGCTTGTGCTTGTTGTTTAGCAACTTCTTTATTATGTTTTACACCTGTATAAGTTTCTTCATTATCAATAGCTACAGCATCAGCTTTAGCATTTAATTCTTTAACCTTAGCTTCATTAACAGCAACTTCAGATTGTAACTTAGCTACTTCTAATTGTTTCATTTGAAGTTCTAATTGCATCATTTGTTGTTCTTCTGGACTTGGTTCTTTAGGTGGTAATGTAAATGCTTTAATCTTTTGTTCTAATTCAGGCATTTGTTTAAGATAAGCAATCTCACCTAGTATTAATTTATTAAACTCTATACCTGCTTCAGGTCCAATAGTTTGTAATAAGCTAGGTCCTATTGTTTGTAACATAAATGCTAAATCATTAGCTTTCTTTTCATTAATCTCTGGTACAGCAATTTTAATATCAATATCAAATTCACCAACAAGATCTTCTCTTCTAACTGTTACAAATTCAGAATCATTTGTTAATCTGATAACTTCTTTCTCTGATAAATACACAGCATTAAGAATAGTAATCTTTCTAGCAACTTCTATCGTACCTTGAACCAACCTTCTTAATATAGCAGATTCTCTTTCAGTAGTAGCTTTTAATGTACCTTTAATACCAGCAGCTACATCACCTAAAGCATTACCATTAATGCCTTGATTAAAAGAACTTTTACCAGTTAATGATTCAGCTTCTTGGTTCTGTTGTTGTAAAAATAATATTGTACTCTGACTTACCTCAGGAAACTTATGTTCATAGATTGCTTGTTGAGGAATACTATTAGCAGTAAACTCATAATCTAATCCTTGGTTCTTTCTTAACTTATTTTGTGCATCAATAAATCCTTGAGCAATACCTACTTGACCATTTGATGCAGAAGCAAATGTATCAACAATACCTCTTGTTAAAGCACCAATAGTTTTCTGTGTATCCTCTAATAACTCAGCATCTGATTCACCGTAAATAGAATCAAGAATTGGTCTGTATTGTGTAATAACAAAAGGATTCATTCCTTCTGGATATGGATTTTCTTCTAACCGTATTAATGTTTCTCCGACCCAAGTAGCAACAATAGGTACTAAATAACCATCATCATTAATATCGTAATTACCCCAATACTCATAAGCAACTAATCTACTTCTACTCTTATCTTTAAAATTAAAATTCTGATCTGTATTTGTTGATTTATGATCTGTATCAGATAAGACATCATTACTAATACTAATACTTTCTAAGTTTTGATAAATACCTTTTTTCTTTAATTCTGCTAACGATGTTTCATAGGATACAATTATAAAATTACTCTTTTCAAAATCTCCTCCACAAGAAGGATCAAAATAAACATTCTTAGGGTGATGTATTTTTATATCAGGTTGGTTCTTAATAATTTTTTCTTGTTTTTCTTTTGTGTAATCAACAATAGCAACTTGAGTGATAATATTATTTTCCTCAAAGTATTTTACACTTTCTTGTAACAAAGGATCAACATTACTAAACTCATTAGGATTAATCTTTTTTAATTGTATTAGTTCTTGAATCTGATTAAATGCTTCTTCATCTTCAATTTCAGTGTAACTATAAATAGGTACATCAACTTCTACTTCTTTTGTTTCTCTGATCCAACAAACCTGTTTAATACATATACCTTGATCAACATTACGTCTTACAAATTGATCAAAATATTTTACCTTATTAATCTTTGTATTGAATTGCCAATTTAAAACTAATTCATTTTGTCTTGCACCTTTAACATCTTCAAATGTAATTGGTAATGCTTTAAATAAATTAGGTGTATTTAAGAATGGTTCAGTTAAACTAGGATATCTCCATTCAAATTGTTTTTGAATAGTCTTAGGTTGAAGAGAAGATTTACCTTGTCTTTTAGTAGGTTTATACTGTCCTACAACATTCTTTAAATCTTCCCACTTTTGGATCATAGCAACAAATTGTCTATGATTGTTTAAACAATTATTATAATCTTGTTTTAAATCTAATAAAGAAGGTTCTTGTTTCCAATTTGTAAATTTTTGTTTTACATCAACCATTGTATTTGTATTCCTTTTTATTTTTAAACTTGGTATGTAAATGAAACCCAAATTTTACCTGAAGCACTTGCTTGAGTTGAACCTTGAACATGAACTGTTGCTATATTATCTACAGCAGTAAGACGTATAAAATCTTCATTATCTTTAATATACCCACCTAAAACTTTACCAGGAGGTAATGACAAACTATCATAAGTAGCAACACTACAACCATATCTCAAATCACTAGAAGAATCTTGTGCTACATATGGTAATCCATGAATTTGTGTATCACCATCTCCTGTAAAAAAATCCCAATCTAACACTAATGCACCTATAAGCAAACTACCTATTCTACTATATGAACCATACGCTCTTGTATAAACAGCTGTACCAATTACATCAGTGCCTTTTAATTCAGGTATAAAACCAACATTGTTTTCAAAAGTGTCTATGTCTGTAAATTTAGTTAAAACTTTTTTCCATCGTTTACCATCAGCACCAATAATAACAGTATTTCCATTATCAAGAGTAGCTGCATCAGTATAATCTACTTTATATTCAACATTCTTAGTACCAGCTAAAAATATTACTTGTCCATCATAACTAGAATTAAAAGCTCTTAATGTTGTAATATCAGCAACTACACTCATACGATTGTTAATAGACTCTAGCATTGATAAATTATCATATACAGTTTTTACAACTTCGTATGATTTATTAAACTGATCATTTAATAATGTATTAACATTAGCATAAGGATTTAACATTCTATGAACCTATCTTTTAATTTTAATTAATCATATAGTAAATCTATAAAAAATATATAATTATTTTTTAATAAGATCTTGTATAAACATATAAGTCAGTTTTTAATCTTAAAGCGTTTACAAATTTATCTCTAATCATTTCACATTTCATAACACTAGAATATTTACAGATCCAGTCATTAATTAAAAAGAAACCACTAGGCATAGTTATATGAATCACTCCCCAACCTAATGCTTGCCAAGTAGGAATCTTCATATAATCCATATTAACAATCGAATTACTACCACATATAATCATTGCTATTACAGCAATAAAATAACATTCAAATGCTTTCTTAATTATTGGATCAATAACTTCTCTATTGAACCAAAGATTTAAACCACAATAAACTGCTGATGTTATGTAGCATGAAACCATACCAATGCTTAATAAACCTAATATAATCTCTTTCATTATCCTACTATTGCCTTTACTGAACTAAATGAATGAATAAAAATTTCAACAATCTTTATTACTAAATCAGGTTTCAAAAAGCTCATAATTAAGAAAAATACAAATATAAAGAAACTCTTAACTAAAGTTGGTAGATTTTTATTACCAAGCAGATTAGTTCTCTGTAGCTCAGTATTTAGTAAATCAATACGTTTTTCTAACGCATCTATTTCCTCATTATCGCTCATTGTACCTCTCTATAACCAAGTACGTTATCTTTCTTTAACCAAAGATAACATACTTTATTTTTCTGATTTCCACCATATACTAATATATGTGTATCTCGTTGTTTACCAGCATAAAATCCAACATGACCTTGCCATTCTGAATTACCACGTTTTAATACAACAATACAACCAAGATAAGGAACTTTAACTTCTTTACCCCAATTTAACCATGATCTTGCAGCTGCTGAACCAGTACCTTTAATATTTACTTGTTTACAACACCAGTTCACAAATGAACTACACCATGAAGTTTCATCATCTTTAGCTTTAAGTGTTGTAACAGAATGGTACTCAACAATTCTAGGATTATTTTCTGTACCAATATCTTCTGCTACTTTATATTCTTTCAATGCTACTTCATATATAGATTGTTGTGCTGACATAATTTACCTCTAAATAACTATTGCATTCTGTAGATTTGATGCTGTTGACGTTTTATTACCTTTAACAGCTTTAACTCTAAAATTATATGTACCTGCTGTAAGCCCAGTTATTGTAGTTGATTTAACTGTAGATACACCATCATTAAATACAACCCAATCATCAGCAGCTGCTAATTTATATTCAATAATATAATTAGTTACACCAGTATCGTTATATAATGTCCATACTAAACTTACATCTCCACCACTAACAGTAGGTATATCTAATATAGGTCCAATCATTAATCCTAATGAAACATTTGTAGTTGAACCATTTGAATTAGTAGCTATAACTTCAAATGTAAACTCACAGCCTACATCTGTTGAAGTCAATAAATATGTATATGTTGTTGTACCTGTAAAATTAACACCATCTCTTTTCCACTGTACAGCGTAAGAATCTACAGTGTGAAACCATGTACCATTTGTTGCAGTTAATGTTGATCCAGTAAATGGAGAACCAGTAATTTGAGGTTTACCAGCAGCTGTAGCTGATAAAACTGGATCTAATGGGAATCTTGATATTGGATATATAGGAGCAAGGTTACCAATTAAAATATTAATAACAGTATCTTTTGGACTATTACTAACAGAAGCTAATGTTTCTCTAATAGTAATATCATGTTTGTATCCTTCACTAAAATCTATATCAGCATTGACTAAAATATTATTACCAGATAAAGAAAATCTACCACCAGCATTATTAACTAGAGATACTGTTGAACCATTTTGAAAATTAAATAATGTACCAACAACTGTACCTATAGAACTATGTTCTCTTACAATATTGTTTGTTATATGTATTCGTTTTAATGTAACACTTTGTACACCTAATAAATCACTCAGTATAGGTATTAAAGGTTTACTTAAATAATAATGTCCTAACTTACTAGGGTGAACCACATCACCATCAGCAAATAATCCATTAGCCCCAGTAGTAATTGTGCCTGTTAATGGGTGAAAGTTAGCGTGTGTTTTACTAGGATCAGCAAAATCACAAAGATAATCTACACCATAACTTAAACAACCTGTTGTAAGATCTCTTCTTTTTTGATTAAAATCATGTATTCGTTGGTTCAAAGTATTATCATCTGTTCTTCTTATATCAGTTACTGCAATAATTTTTGTACTAGGGTGATCTCCTTTAAATGTTAATATAGCATCTTTCTCTATATCAAATAATTCTTGAGCAGTTAATGATGTATCATACGCTGTATCATTTGTACCAAATCCTATTAAAATAGCACTATTTGTATTTAAATTCATAGTTTTATAAATTTGATTATATTTTAAATTAAATACATGAATAAAATCAACTTGATCTTCTGTACCTACAGTATTTGCATAACTTGCACCACCAACAGCAATTTTATGTATTGCCATTTTATCACCAAGAAATAATCCATCACCTTCAGGACTTACTGGTGCTTTAGAATTAAAATAAGATTCTGATCTTACATTAGTATCGACAGCTTCCATAGCTAATCTTGAATAATGAAATTCCTCCATACCATCAAAATTAAGTGTATAAATTTCTGTTGATGTAGGTGTTTTAATTCCTACACCATAATCAATACTATCTCCTGCTATATAAACATTAAATAATGAAGGGTGCATATGTTGTTGGTTCGGAGTACCATTACCTGTACCACTAATAATACTTGTTGATGTAGCAGTAGCTTCTTCTGCATCATCTAAATAAGGTAATAAAGCATCTTTTAATGCAGCCGATACTTTCAATACTGTACTTTTTGGTGGAGGTAATGTGCTACTATATGCTTCAGCAAGATCTCCTGATCTACACAAAGCAACAGTTTTATTAGCAACTAATGTACCAATAGCTTCAATAGTTTGACGTTGAGTTAATGTTGTAGGATAAACATTATCACCTACAGTACTATTAACTATAGGTGTACTATCATTTACAGATCTAAGAGTATCTGTTTTACATTTAATGTACCAAAATTCTGTAGCTTCTGTCATTTAATAAATATTCCCATGTCTATCATTATATTCGTCTATAACTAATTGCATTTGTGTATTAGATAATCTTGTATTAAATAATGCTACAGCTTTTAATACTGTATTGTTTACAAACCTACCTGTTGCTGCACCAGTACCACTACCTTGACCCATCATATGTAATTTTTGAGCAGCATCATTTGTTGTACTATTATAATTTAAAGTAGAATTAGTCTGTGTAACTGAATCACTCCAGAAAGCACAAGTATTCGTTCCACCATTAGCATTACTACCAAAACCTATATAAGTAGGAGTATTTAATACAGCAGTTGCTGCTGTTGCAGGAGATGCAACTAAAGTTGTACCTCCTCGTTGACCCATTCTTAATACCTCTGAGCTACTTACATAACCGTCTATACCAAATTCACTAGAGCCATTTTTTGTAGTAAATAGCACTTGAGAACTTGCACCATCTTTAATAGCTTCAAAAAATGCTACAATAGTAAATGCTGATCCACCAGAACTTTTATGGATACTATTCAAGAATGTTGTATTAGTACTAACAAGTGTTAAATGATCACCACCATCAAAAATTATTTTACCACTTGCTGTACCAGCAATTCCACTAAATACAGGGAATGTTGTAGCAAGAGATCCATCACCAAATTGCATATCATAAGCAGTTTGTTCTGAACCATCAGCAGGAGATGTCACTAAGTTCTTTAATACAGTACCTGTCCCATTATAAGAAGCTAACACTGTTACATCTATATCCATTACACAAGATTCTAATCCAGCAATAGTTTGTAAGTTTCTTGCAGTAACTGGAGTTTCTGCTACAGTTGGTGTAGCTTCTGCACTTTCACCTTGAGAATTAACAGATGTAACATTCACTTCATAAGAAACATTATTTGTAAGACTTGTAATTAATGTTTGTAATGTCCCTGAACCAGTAGGAATATTAGCAAACAATGTATAAGCATTACCTGAACCAGCAATCCTATAATAAACTTTATGTGTTGTAATTGGATAACCATTAACATTAGGTGCTGTCCATAAAACAAGTAAACTACTTGAACCAGAAACTACTTGTAAATCATCAATAGCATCTGGAGGTCCTGGATTAGCAGTAGGTGTTGTATCTGCAATATTAGACCATAAACCTGTACCGATAACATTTGTGGCTCTTACTCTAAAGTTATACAATACATCATTAGTCAACCCTGTAATTGTTATACCAGCTGTTGATGATACACTATCAGTAAAATCTAACCATGTCCCACTAGAATTTAATTTATATTGATACGAATAATCTGTAATAGCTCTGTTATGAGAATTAGGAGCAGTAAAAGATATAACAGCACTATTATTAGCAGTAGTTGCTGTAATTACTGGAGCATCTGGAATATCTAATCTTGTGCTTTGTAAGTAAGTTAATTGATTTGTAATGTATGCTAATTCAAGTGAATCTTGAATAACCATTTCAGATAATATACCATCAAATTTTGAACCAGAAGCTCCTTCAATACCGTCTGCTCCTAATATTGCTTGTTTTAATGGAAATGTATCAGTAGATATATAAGGTGCTGATACTGTACTTGTATCAACAACATTACCATTAACATATATTTTTGCTATATCATTTTCACGATCAATTAAAAATCCTAAAGTGTACCATGTATCGGCAGCAAGAGCATTTGTTGCAAGTTTAATAACAACTATTGCTTCATCATCTACTCCACCAGGACTCATAGATATTTGAGGTTTTAATCCATTAATAGAAAACTTACCTCTAGCACCACGAATCTCAAAAGTATTTAATGACAGTAATGTACCATTACCACTTGTAAAAATATTACAAGCAAAAAATAATCCAGTCTTGTTTTCTGTAAATCCAGGTAAAGGGTATAATTCCATAAACCTATCTGCTATATCAGTAGTATTACCAAAATTAATTCCACTAGCTAATTTAAATGGTTGGTAATCTTTTACAGGTTGTTCAAAAAATCTATATCCATTAACTAAATTCGGAGCATAAGATAAACTATCAAAAGCAAAATCATCATACACATTTGAACCAGAATTAAAATCAAACCAATAAGTAAAATCATTAGCTAAGAAAGGTGCTTTTGTATAAACTTGGTTCACACCTTTGTATATTTTATCCACTTGATTACTACCGACATAATATTTTGCAATATTATTTATACCTAATTTCATAATCTTTATTACCTACTGTACTTTATTTTAATAACTTGAAATAGTATATTTATCTGCATACCAATTCATCATATTTTCAATTTCAGTTTCTGTTAATGCTGTTGTATTACTAGAACCCATAGATAAAGAATACAAATCCATATCAACAGGAACATGACCGTTTGCTGAATTAAAGAATGTCCAAGGAGATCCATTTGCATCAGTATTTGTGGACGCTCTTGTTAAACCTTTAGCTCTATTTAATGTAACAGAATTTATTGGATCTCTATTAACTTTAATAAAAGCAATAGAGTTTGATCCTACAGGTGGGTTATAATCAATAGCTACAAAAATAATATGTTTTCTATCATAAGGAATCTCTGCTAATGTATCAGAACTACCATTAGGAGATCCTGCTTCAAGAGAAGCAATAATACGAGATTTACCATCATCATGGTGAAAATAAACTGATCCAGTAGGTTGTGATGTAAATTTAATACCTTTAAAAGCTACATTATTTGTGGCAATATTCTGACTATCTATTGCATCTTGCATTGTTAAATGTAGTCTACAAGTTTCTGCTGAACCAGGTTTTTTAGTAACATAATACAAACCTTTATTTGTTAATTGAGCAGGTAATGTTGTACCAGGAGGACTCCATAATCTCAATAAATCAAAATCTTCAGCATCTAAATTTGAAATTTCTCCTTGAGTTGAGCCAGAAATAGAAAAAGTTGAGCCTGTAAGAATACCATTACCTAAAGGTTGAAACGTAGCATTATCTTTAACAGTTAAAGTGTTACCTCCTCCAGTTGGTTCAATCCATTCAATGTAATCATTAAATACTTGAGATTGTCCTACAAGTGTAGGAGCATATAACATATAACTTCCACTACCTGTGTTAGTTGGTATTATAACGTGTAAATTTGATTGAGCATCTGCTAATGTACTATGTAATGTAAACGTAAATGAAGATATTTGTCGTACAAAGTAATTTGTTGTTGTATCAAAAATTGTTGGTAACACAGAACTATTAATCAATTTAAATTTTACTTTATCTCCAGTAGTAAATTTATGTTCCCCTTTTTCTTCACTATCTCGTTCTGATAAAGTAATTACTCCCGTTGATGTATTAAAGTCAGAAAAATTTACTTTATGTTTTTTAACATTTCTAGTTTTAATTTTTCGTGTTTTACAAACAAACATCAACCAAACATATCTTTTTAATCCACATTCTAATCTAGCAGCTGCTTTATTAAAATTCATTTTTAATGTTTTACCGTAAATATTATAATACCCAGAAAGATCATTTTTTGATAACCCTCCACCAGTATATATGTATTTATCTCCATCACCATCTTCTCTACGGATTATATAAGCGTGCCTATTTGCCGTACTTGGAGAAATCATATTATAACCATTTTTAACATCTACAAGATGTGACAATGTTTGTTCGTGTGTAACTGTATGTGTACCTGATCCAGAAGTAGTAATATCAATAGCATTAAGTGTTTGAAAATAATGTTGTGCAGGGAATATATTTTCACCAGTAATTGCAGTTTCTAACAATGCTGCATCAGCATCAGTAGCTTTAGGGTAAATTTTATAAACACCTGTAGTTGTAGGTGATAAATAATATTCTGTATTAGTTTGTAATGGTGCTGGTAATGTACCTGTGGTTGTAAATGTTACAGGTATTACTCCGTCAACCATACCTTTAGGATATCCGTCTAATCCACCAGGTGGTCCAAATTGTGGATCAGTTACTGGAGTAATTTCATTAGTAGTTGTATTTACAGTAAACGTACTAGAATAGTTATAAACTGTGTTAGCTACATTATCAACATGATATGTTGCAAAAGTTTGAGAAACATCTACAGGATTGACCATAGTAATAGGTGTTACTAATGTTGTATAGGCAATCTCAGCACCTAAATAAATTTTATCTATCTGTGTGTTACCTACATAACAAGCTGAAATAGTGCCATTACCTATTTTCATATTAGCCTACTATAATATAAAATGTTGTAGCATTTTTTGTTACAATAGCATCATATTCTGCTTGGGTCAAAGAAACGATATTAGTAATAGCATCAGCTCCAGTAATACCAGTAATATCTGATGTAGGTGTAATACCTAATTTTGTATTTAATGCTGTAGTGTATGAAGCAGTAGTTGCTTGTAGTACACTAGAATATGCTTGAACATTTGTACCGATAGCTAAACCTAAATTTGTTCTTGCTGTAGAAGCACTAGCTAAATCTGAAAGGTTATTTGCTTTCTGACAACTAACATCAATAACACTATCAATAGTATCAACAACACTATCAAAAGCATTTTGTACAGGTACTCGTACATCAGCAGGAGATACTGCTCCTACTGTATTATCATTAATATTATTTGTTGCTAGTGTCTTAAATGTTTCAATATCACTTTTAAGTGTAGCAATTACTTTAACTGTCATTTATGTGAATCCTCCGCTGAATCCATTACTAAAACTAATATTACCTTCTTCAGGTGGTGGGCTATTATCAAAAACTTCAAAACCTATAGAAAATCCATCACTAAAAGAATAATACAAAGGAGAAGTATTTTCTATAACAGTACCAAATACAGTACTTAAAGCAGATCTTAATACAGGTTGTAAAACTAATTTAAACATATTATCTCTATATCAATAACGTAATACTGCATAAGCATTACCACCAGTAACTTGTAAATCACCACGAACTAATCTTGATGAAGCAACCCATAATTGTCCAGCAGGAATCTCAGCTGCAATAACACCAAATACTGTATCACTAATATCATTAGGTTTCATCTTTAATAACACTGTAATAGCATTATTTGCATCTGCCCGAATATATAATTCATAATCATCAACTATTGTATCTTGTGCTACATTATCTACTAATGCTAATCTTTTGGTACGTTCCCAACTCATTATACAAATCCTTTTTGTTCTAAATGATAATTACTATCTTGAAAGTCTGGTATTAAATTATTACGAATAATCTTATTACCTAATTCAGTGTATTGTATTAAATTGTTTTGTGCTTCTGCACTATTTTTACCTAGATCTAAATAGTACTTACTTGCTATTAAATATTTTAACATCTCATACATAATAGGAGGTAGTGATATAATATCTGTATTTATTGAACCAAGAGATAAAGGAATATGGTCAGCTAAATAAACTACAGAAAAATAATCTCCAATATTTAAATGACTAAACTGAACACAGTCAAATGAAATAGTATTAACAGATAAACAATTTAATCTATCATTGATTAATAAGTCACACCCATACGGATCATAGATATTAACAATCTTTATTATATAAGGATAAAATGGAGCATGAACAGTATCTTGTATATATTTATTTGTAACAACTGTTGGATCAGTTAAAGCATATTCTTTGCGTAAATAATATTCTGTATAAGGAGGAAATAATTTTATCAACACAGATTTCTTTAACAAATAATATTCTGAATACATATTTGTCAATGCTTCATTTGTATAAACAATTATTTGATCAATAAAATTTGTTTTAAATCCAGTAGTTTGATTAAGATCTACAGCTGCTGTATTCTTTAATCTTGTAAGAGCTAATTGTTTTAAGAAGTCTTTAGCTAACATTATCAATCTACTATGTATGAATTTATTTGATTGTATTCTTCTTCGAAACTATTGTCAAAATAAACATTATTAGTGTTATCACTTTTTCTAGTATGACTCTCTAATGAAGGTTTAATCATACTCATTTCTTGTAACATAGATATTGTATCTAAACAATCATCTTTACCTTTTAATCCATTAATTGTAGCTAAATTAATTTCACTAAGAAATTCTGATACAGTAGTTGTTTCTTTTAACTCAGTAGGAAAATGTATCTTACCTTGTCTAAACAATGGTACTACTAAATTAAATCTACTTAATTTATCTCCTGTAGGATAAATACCTAATTCTGTTTTACCCTTTTGTCTAGCTATATTAAAAAATACATTTCTTCTCATTTGTTCCTTTTCGATCCAAGATATAAATCCACCTTGTTGTCCTGATCTCTCAATACCTACAGTTTGTGGCTTATATTCCTGACAGTAGTCAAATAACTGATCAATAGAAACATCTACAGTTTGTCTTTTACAAATACCATCTACCCAGAAATAATCTCCATTATTACTATAAGCCCAAACAGATATAACATTATAATCTGCTGTTTTCTTTTCTGATGTAGCAAAGTCTGTTGTTATATAAAAATTAAAATTATATCTTTGCTTTAACAAATCTACTCTACTGAACCAACGAATCTCATTATCTTGGATCAATCTATCTTCTGGTGATGATATTCTTAACATCATCTCTTGTTGAAATGCTCCTGATTGTCCATTTAAAGATAATTTATTATATGTCTTTAATAGTGCTTCATAACTAAATCTTTCTTCCCATGCTCCCCTAAAGTCTTGTTTATCACAAGGAAACTTCTCACAAACAGGAAATACATTAACATAATATGCTCCAGATTCTGCTGCTTTATATAATGGATCTTCTTTATTAAAAGGAGTACCATTCCATATAATCTTTTTCTGTGACATATCTAATGCTGGTTCAAGACTTTTATAAACTGTATCATTTATATCTTGCATAATTGTTGTTGACTGGCTGTTCTTATCAGAAATCAAATCATCAAGTATTGCAATCTGTGGACGTTTACCAAACATCTTCTTACCACGAATACTACTTGTAACACCAAACAGATTAATACCTAATTGATGTCCTCTTTTATTAGTAAACTCTATGTATGGATCAGTAAATATAACTTTAGGTAACCACTCTTGTAAGAATGGAGATTTATCATAACGTGATTCCATATTCTTTCTTAAAGACTTAGCACCATTCTCCATAGTATCATTAATAGACAATACACCTGTTACTTCTCCAAAGTTTGGTAACTCTTCTTCTATAGCTAAGATAGGTAAAAAGAACTCACAAAACAATGAAGTCTTACCTGAACCACGAAATACTAAATTAATTATATCCAATCCTTTAGATTGTATAATTGCATCTAACATCTTTAAATGTATTATTGGAGTAGGGTGAGATTCTGGATTATCTTTAGTAATCAATTTCATATAAGATAAATATTTAAGTGCATACTCTGAAGGAATATAATTATCATTTAAATCTCTATAATCAATATTATTTAAATACTCATCAACACTTATTGGTTTAATCATATTAACTTATCTCTTTTGGTGTAACATCAATAATAGATTGTCTAGCTACATCTTTAGCACTACTACCACTATTAATTTGTTGCATCTGTGCAGAAGCTAATTGTCGTAATGTTTCTTTTAAATCTTTAAGATCACTACTATCTTTAGTACCAATTTGTAATTCAATCTGTTTTGTTTCTGGTCTTTTTAAATGTGTTAATAAACTATTTGCTGCATCACATTTTACTTTCTCAGACTTAGCTGTCAACATAAGATCAGCTTGAACATTAATAGCTTGCTGATATATATTAGCATTTAAAACATGAACAGGTATTAATGTTTGATCCAGAATAAGATTAACTAATTTATTTTTATTATAAGCAGCAACATAAGAAGATATATCTTTATCTGAAACATTCTCTGCTACTAAATTTTGATATCTTTCTGGGAATGTAAGTTTATAACTATCTTTATTACTATATCCTAATATCTTATAACTAACATACTTCACAGCATTAAAATAATCTAATACTTTAAATTGACCGTCTCTTACTACTGTTGCATATGATACAAAGTTATTTCTTATCTCTTCTGCTACAATAGGATTATCAGATACTTCATTAAATAATCTTACAAACTCATCATTAATATGTAACTTAACTTGTGTAGGTAAAGATCTTTCAATATCTTCTTTTGACAACATATAATAATTTTCCTATACTATTTATGTTAGTATTACTCAATAGGAAAAATAATGCAAGTAGATTTACAAACACTGTTAAAATATCAAGGTAACTATTTAAATGGAATATCACATTTCTTTAGAGAATTATCTTATGAACCAGAACTAAAAGATGTTATTACATATACCTTTCTTGAACCAAACAATAAAACATTATCCTTAATACATACTGATACAAAAACTTATTCTGATAAACTATTATTTAATATTCCTATTGATTTGTTTTCACTAAATAATGTTATAACATCATACAATTTATTTTACACAGATGAAGATAAAGTGTTACCATTATTTGATGGACAAGGATTCATCAGAATATCTTTTATTGAATATGTTAGAGGATTAAAAATATAATGATCCATACAAAACAATATATGAAACAAAACTATAACTGTACAGTTAAATTAAAAAAGAGTAATCTTATCCTCTTTGAACCAAACAATGAAGAACAAGAATCTGCTGATAGAATTATTAATACATTACCTAATAGAGATATAGAAAATATTGTAATATGTGGATTTACTAAAGATGGATTACCATTTTATAATCATTCATTAATGAATAAGTCTGTATTAAGTCTTATATTATTTAATGTACAAGATTACATTAGAGATTCATTATTGGAGTAATTTATTATGTCTGTAAAAGAATTAAATATCTTAATAGAAATTGATTTTAATAAACTCTCTGAGTTTAAAGATTATCTATTATCCTATGACATACATAATTATATTTTAGATATTAATAGTGATTACGGATTAATAATCTACTGTAATTATAAAATATTTACCTACTCAAAAATATCTATTAAAAATAATATTATGCTGCTGCAATTAACTCATGTTGAACCAGTAAAACAATTTGATAACATTTATCTTTTATAATTAATAATTTATGTTATGATACATTATTCGAGTATCCTCTCCTCGATACTTGAAGAGAGTGTTAATTAAAGTTTAATTATTTTCTTTAATACTCGCCATATGTTACTCTCTTATATTGTTATTGATAAACTTCTACCTAGTAATTTATTTTACTAGGTATTTTTTTATCTAAAATATTTATTATTGTAAACTGTTGCAAAAATTATTTTCGGGGATAGTTTGGTTCATAAAATATACTAACCTAAATGTGTGATATTTGTACATCACCTAAAGAGTGTCTAAACACTAGCACTTATAAAAACATATATCTGTAATATTT